CCCGCGCTTCGATAGCGGCAAGGGCGGCGGAGGTGGCTGATTTGGTGATTACATAAACGCTGTCTTCACCCGGTTCATGCCCGCAGTGATATCCGTGCAGCACCGGCTGGTAAGTCTCTCGGGCAAATAGCCCAAGTTTTTCACCCAGCTCCTGAATATCTCCACCACACCAGGAACCGCCTTGACCTGCGATATTGAAACCCTCAGTCACTAATGCCATGATTTGTTCGTTACGCACAGCCAGCGCATCGCGCTCAGCCTTCACAACTTCCAGCTCAGAAAACAACGTTGCATAGTCACCGTGCGCCACGTAGCCGCCCTCCGGGGTTTCACGCATGTAAGCGAGCTCATGAGAAATGCTCAGGGAAAAGTCGGGGTTAAAGCGCTTGATCATCACAGGCCTCCTGGGCAGCGTTCTGTTGCCGGTACTCGTTGAGGATTTTGTTTATTTCCTCTTTGGTTCCAGTAGCGAGCAGCAATACATCACCTTCTGGGAGTGCCATCGGCGAGGCGTCATAGAGTAGTTCGCATAATCTGCGTGCGCGGGTGGCGCTGAATAAGGGGGTTATAAAGGACTTAGTGACCTTTTTCTTGCCTGCCTTCTTTGCTTTTTCGACGTCACCGGCAAGCACTTTTCCTGCAGCTTCACCGTGCTCTTTTACGCGGTCTACAGCGGCGTCAACGGCAACAGCACCCTCTCTAACGAGCGTCTGAACGTCGTGGTTTGCCTGGCTGAATGCCAGCAGCTTATCGACCGTTGCGCGGCTCTTACCGACCAACGCGGCGATTTCATCAGGGGAAAGATTGAACCCGGCCAGCTCTTTTACAACGAGCGACTGCTCGTAAGGGGATAGGGGAAGTTGAGTGTTACTGTTCATGATGCGAGCGATACGCTCTACATCATTTCCAGTGAACGGAATGATCTGTATACGCTCTACTGGCTTTCCTGCGTCACGACAGCGGCTATAAGCTCGGCGGCGGCGGTGGCCTTCGACAACCCAAACACCACCTTCATCGCGAACCCTTACCTCAAGCGGAGGCACCGGTTTTCCTTTCATCAGGTGCTGAAAGAGTTTTTCATCCTCAGCCAGAGTGTGTTCATTCTTCACACGCTTGTTAAAGCCTTCCTGAACGTGGATATCGTCCAGGTTCATAGTCATGCGCCCATCAGGACGTTTTATCGTGCCGTCCTTTGCCATCTGCTTAAATGAGTTAGCCATTGGTTTTCCTGCCGATTTATTCAAGGTTGTGAAATTTAGGCGTAAAGAAGCCTTAGCCCTGAATGGCAGGGCTATGTTTTATAGAGGCCAACTCAGAAGGGGATATCGTCGTCGAAGTCAGGAGCGCTTTGGGTGCTCTGATTCTGCCTGTTGGCGGAGGCTTGCTGAAGTCTGGATTGAGGTTGCTGGTTGGCGTTATTTCCCAGCATAGAGCGCTGTTGCTGGCTGCCAGAATGTTGCGGGGCATCATTAGCAATACGCTCATCTTTGTCCTTAAGAACGGCTAGCAGCTTGGTAACGGCTTCTGCGGGGGTGTTGTCGATTGCTTCTTTGTAGGTTTTCCGAGTGTTAGCCCCAAAAACCTGCTTAACATCGAACTTATAAGCGTCACCGCCATCATTTTTGGTATAGAGGACTTTTTGCAATACGAAACCGATCGGCTTACCTTCCAGTTCTTTGCAGTGCAACTCAATTTCGCCTTCACCGTTGGTCATCTCGACGGCATTTAACTGCTTCACTTTGGTGAGCCCCATGATCGCATTGATCAGCGCTGCACCATGCTTCAATGGTTGGCCCTCGCGGCCTTTGTAGTTGATGCGTAGGTAGTTAATTTTTCCCACATCGGAATCGATAGAGAACTCCATGGCTTCAGATTGGGAGTCTCTGCCGGTGGTGAAGATTGCTGCGCTAATGTTGCCTGCATAAGCACCAGTTTCTGATGCTCCGCCTGCGCCAGCGGTACGCGCTGATTCGTCGTCAAAAGTGAACATTGGTTGCATTATTCGGATACCCCGTCGTTAAGTTCGTAATAGTCACGGATCGCCGCGTCTACGGCGGTCAGGTCATTGTCGATTTGAAATGAGTCGAAAAGTCCGATCGGTGATTTAACCGGGTCAGTTCCATCGGATTGCGTGGTGAAGTAGTAACGGCCGTCGGCAACACCGGTTCTGAGCGCGATGGTGAACATGCCTTCTACGGTGATTTTCTCATCAAGCATTTTGCCGATGGTTTTCATTTTTACGCGGCCGCCGGGTGTTTCTTCGGTGTGCGCCAAGAAGTAGACAATTAGGCTATCGTCCGCTGATTGCGCGGCCCGTATGGCGTCCCAGGCTCCGCCACCAATTTCAGTAAACTTCTCGAATGATTTTTCACTTCGCCGGCGCATAAACTGATTCGCCATGACGTACTGAAAATCATCTACTACGACAAACCGTTTACCTGCACGCCTTGCGTGTTGAATAATCAGCACAATGTCACTGGCTAAATCGGTGAAAAATACATTGCCGGTTTTTTTATCGAAGTTTCGGGGTGTCCAGCCGGACGATTTAAAGGGGAGGCGTTTATTTTCCGGGTTGATGAGAAACCCCTCCTCGGGGTTTAGTTTCATCATGCTGGCAGACTTGCCAGAGCCGGAATCGCCAAGAATTAGCACGGGTATGCCCATCAGAACATTGCTCCCATAACCTGCTTAATCGTGTATTCCTGGTCTTCGTTCAAATCCATATTTGCCAGGGCCCAACGGAAGTAACCAGGATCCTCGGCGGCGATATCAACGAAGGTCTTGCCCTTGTGTTTGCCGAAAGGCATTGCGTGCAACAGAGACGGGTTGGTCGTTATGTCGCGCATCTGCGCAATGCTCCAGCGTGCAATGCTGTTCATATAAAGCAGATTGGTTGCCGTGACGTAGCAGTCATAGAGCGCACGGTGGGCATAGAGACCCTCAGGCACGTCGGGCTTAAGCCCGAAGCGATAGCGCAGATATTGGTTACCATGCCGCTCTTCAGGCCACAGCTTGCGTGCCAGCTTCAGCGTGCAAATCCATGGACCCGCGATTTGCGGAAGCTTCTCACGGTCAAAAGCGGCATTGTGTGCAACATAGAGATCGGCACCAAGGTAGCGGCCTATCACCTCGTCAATCAGTGGGGCGTTAGCGACCATTTCCTCAGTGATGTGATGGATAGCCATAGCCTCGAACCCTATAGGCTCAGGAGGGCGCACAAGGTCGCTCATGGGGTTGCAAATAACACCGTCAACGATGTCGACGCTGGCAATCTCGACCACGCCGCCCTCAAAGCTGGTGGTTTCGGTATCAATTACACGAAAGGTAATGCTCATGATTTGTTCCAACAGTTCGGGCATCGGCGACGGCGTCAATTTCAGCCAATCGGCTCGCTAACCGATCGAGGTCGGAAGCGTCCAGTTTGTTGGCGATGCAAATGGAAAGGATGAGATGTTCTGCAGCGAGCTGCTGACGCGTCGGCGTTTCAATAATCGTCAGTTCCATACAGCGCCTACTGCCAGTAAGCACAGAGAAAGAACGGTCAGATAAAAAACGTGTTTGCCTCGACGCTTTGTCGCAAAGTGGCTTCCATTCAAATCGTGCTTATGCTGGATCCGTGCATTTAGGCTCACCATGCTGACCTCCGCTGTGATTGCATGCAGCGCAGGCGATGCTGAAGCGTTTTGATGTTTTGGCGGACTGCGTAGTAGTTAGAGCAACGATCAGCGCAAACCAGTATGTCGACAGTTTGAAATCGCCCGAATACGTAACGCTGAACCTTCACATATTTGCAGTCAGACTTTGGCAGCACTTTCTTGCAGTGCTCGCAGGTGGTGGTCATGGGGATTGGTATCATGACATATCCTCTCGGTAGAAATTCACATGGGTAAGCGCACCACGAACGGAACGCTTAGTGATGTGAAAAAAGAGCCCCGAACAACGGGGCAAACTGGAAGATAAGAGGGTGTTATGGTGGGTGCCAGGATGATGCCTGGCTTCAGATGCCTTTACTTTTAAGCCCAACAAAAAACCGCATCCCTCCGGGCTGAAAGCTTTATCTGGCCACGTAAAAGCCAACCGCTGACCAAAACGCGATGCAAAGGACAATCACGCAGAGCCAGACTTTTTCGTTGAATGTCATGATTGCCTCAGTGCGCCCCGTAGGGCGCGGTGGGTGTTAGCTGGCCAGCCACTCGTCATAAGATTTCAACGGCTTGCCGGTCATGAATTCGTTACCTTTGCCGTCATCAGCGCAGGCCAGGTAAATCTGATATTCGCTGTCGTTGTCGCCGCGAGCTTTGGTCTGCCAATTGACGTTCTGTTCGAGTTGCATCGTGTAACCCTCTGCTGTGTTAGTTGGCGCACTGGTGCTTTTTGCTGAAGATGCGCTGAGCCTGAATTGCTTTACCCGCGCTTGGAGTGCGGTAGAAAACTTCACGGCATTTGCTGCAAAACAAAACCTTCATGTCGTGACCATCAACGCCCCAGCCAACATGTTCGTTTATTGCTTTCATCGTGTTACTCCTCAGTGGTCTTAATGAAGCGCCCCGCAGGACGCTTTATAAGTTCACTTCACCCAGTGCTGTCCGCCGCATGCCAGCTGTGCCATACCCCCGTAAGGGCTGGGGACTGCCGGGTACTGAGTTATGCAGATCTCTCTGCTCAGTGCTGAGTTACTAAACCTGATTGTTAAAGAGCGTCCCGGTGGTTTGGGGTGACGTTGTTGCTGTCGATGGAGTGAATAATAGGCGTGGTTATATTTCATGTAAATAGCTAAAACTATAAAAATATAGATAAAGCTATTATTTTGTTGATATTTAAGGTTATTTATTTTCTATTTTTAAAGCGCTACTATCGGAAAAACTTGATGGAGGTTGGCATGGACTACGAAGAGCAAGCGCAAATTCGCTATCAGGAGATGTGTCACATCGTGGGTGATGTGGTGTTTGCAATGGTGGCAGAAGGGCATGAGACGAAGAAGGTGGCTATCGCTGATGTGATTCGGACTGAACTAGCGAAAGGGCTGGATAAGTGGGATGAGAATCAGCTGCAGATGATGGGGTTAGCTGTAAAGCTGCTGGAAGAGTAGGGCACAAAAAACCCGGCACAGTGGCCGGGTTGGTGCTGCGCTCAGCCTTCTTTTGGCGGCTCAGCTTCTTTCACGTAGAGGATGACGGCTGATTTAATGTCACCATCAATATGCTTGGCATTGATGCTGAGGTGCACTGGTTTACGATCCCACTCCGCTTGCTGCAAAGCTCTCTTGTTTTCTGAGGCATCCAGGAAAACATCTTGAACCACGCAGTTAATCCGCAAGTCGTTATGAATGTTCCTGACTTTAACCTTAAAACACTCAGGGTCGGTGGAGTTAACCTCCTCAATCCTATACATACCGTCCATTCTCAGCTCAACAGACCTTCGGCGGGCGTTGGTCACCAGCTCTTTCGATGTCTCACTGTCGAGCTCGATATTGTCGATCTGAGCAGTTGTAGCCGTAGCAAAAGACTTGACCATCTCGGTTTTTGCGTCGTAAGACAGCCGTTCCATGTTATCTAACTGCGGCCTTTCAGCGATTATTTTTCCAAGGGTTTCAAGGCGCTTTGTCTCTTGCGCACTCATGAATTGAATTGTGTTCAAATGCTCGCGATCGCTTTCTTTCTTCGTTTCAGCGAGCCTAACTTCTTTGCGGTTATCAAGGAATTTTTTGAAGAGGGTAACGCCTCCCCAAATCAAGGCGACACCCAAAACCGTCACTACAACGTCTTGAGGGCTCATTTTTCCCACCAGTTCATGAGTTATCTTGGTTAGAAAACCATCTATGTTTACTTCAATTAATGATGACCCCTGCTCAACAGTAACTTCTATTTCAAGGGCTTCTTTTTCTTCTTTGGATAGCTTTCTTGGGTCTGGAATTCCATATTTAACAAGTGCATATGATTTGTTAATCTGGTGCTGCATATCCACAAACCCCTTCATTACTGAAGGGGTTAGGCTCTTGTTAAATTTTTTGCCGGTTAGTTTAAATTTAAGGTTTGGCCACTCGCCGAATGATACGTTTTCGGGAAGAGAATAGCCAGATACATATTTCTCAAGAAAAGCAAAGGCTTCATCTTCAGAATTGATAATAACCTCTTGATTATCCTGCATATGCATCCTTTTATTTTATTAGTTTATATTTTGAATTGGTGCTTTGCTGAGCCTAAACAAACTGCTTATAAAAGTAGCTATAGATATTGTGCTTAATCGCCTTAACTTGTCAGTGCATGCCCGCCAATGATGAACCAAGCCAGGAGCACTGCAGCGGCCACGATGACAGTTAAAGCTTCCCGTACATGATGGACTCATGTAGCAGAGCCTTTCCCATCACAAAAAACTGATCTTCAGTGTTTTCGTCGATATACCATTTCTCAAGGTGAGGATTATCAGAAAGCACGGCGAGCTTTGTACCTTGCATTTGCAAGCGCTTTACATGAAAAGTTTTACCGTAAACGAATGCATAAACCCCATCCGTAGTAAACTCACGAACCGCAACATCGAAAAACAGCCGATCCCCAGATTTTATCGTAGGGGACATGCTATCTCCGTCTACCGTCATAACTTTCACGTCATGGGCCGCTCTGTGACCAAACAATGCTTTGGCGCGGTCTGAAGTAAACTCAATCGCATTCAATACTTCAACAACCTCGGAAAGCATGTAACGCCCTGGACCTGCGCTAACTACCAAATCAAGAACCTCAACTCGATAGATGTCGGGGTCATTCCGGACGCCATCAGTTAAATCGATACGCTTCGATTCTGCTCCGCTATCGCGCATGGGAGCCGTTCCTTCAGCGAGCCATTCCGCACGTACTCCAAGCACATTCGCGATTTGAGCGGTTTTCTTTGATCCCTTAGCGCCACCACTGACCAACTTCCAAACGCTAGGCTGGGCCATACCAACAGCTTCAGCCAGTGCGTTTTGCGTGAAGCCACTCTCTTTCATGGCCTGATTTAGTCGTTCTGAGAAGGTCGTTTTTTTCATATCGCCATCATATAGCCGAGACTATTTAACTATCAAATAGCTTTATCTATTTACAAGTGACATAGCTATGACTATTATTTCGGTAAATTTAAAAGACGGAGCTATTTATGGTTAACCATGCAATCAAGAAGGCTATTGAAGTCCTGGGTAGCCAGCAAAAGCTTGCCGACGCCTGCGGGGTAAAGCAGCCCTCAGTCTGGGCATGGCTTCACAACAAGGCGAAAGTTTCACCTGAACACGTAGGCCACATCGAGCGAGTAACCAACGGGGAAATTCCCGGTTACATGATTCGTCCTGATCTGCCTCACATGTTCAAAAAACCAAACTAATCACTGCAAAACAACGGAAATTGTAAATGGAATCAGTCGCAACAAGTCGCAATTCAGTACGCATCAACTGCAAACCTGAATTGCTGGAGAGCTTCTTTCACAAAGAGGCGATTCTTCGCGGTAACAAGCCGCTGGCACTGGATATGGGTATTCACCCGTCTGGACTGAGCAGGGAGAAGGTAAGGCTGGTGGGTTTGGCCTGCCGGATGATTTCCCAGCTTGGTCTGCCGGAAGGCTGCGTTGCCTCAGCTGAGTGCGAGCAGAGCGTGGTGCTGACCGGCGAGGTGGCCAAAAAGCTTATCTCGATGCTGGAAGGCATCCGGGAGCCAAAGACCGAATAGGGGGTGGCATGAACCACATGCAATTCATTGAAAAGCACATCAAACAGAAGCTGGCCGAAGCTGGTTATAGCGCTGCAATTGCGCAGGGGGGGGGGCAAATGTTGGTGTTGATCATTACCGGCGTTGCTCACAAGCCAGCAAGAAGGGCGCAATGTTTGAGGACTGTCTCCGGCACGCAAAGGTGTGGGCCGAAAAGAACAGCATGGCTACGGACAAGCCAGTCAAGAAAAAACAAAGCCGAACTGCGCCAACAGCTCGGCCGGGTCTTTTTTAAACCGTCGGAGGTTTGAAACATTATGCGCAAAAACAAACGCACAACGCAAGAGCGAGAAATTACTCGTGATGACTACCTGAAGCCAGCCGATCCGATTGGGACTTTGCCTGCTGCAGTTCACAAACGGTTTATCGAGGAATACCGCAAGGTGAAGGCTCGCCAGGAAGGCCGTCATGAGTAATACCGCTGAAATCATTCAATTCCGTGCGCCTGTGGAGCGCGAGGAGCGTCGCGTGGCCGATCTTGATGATGGGTATACCCGACTGGCTACCATGCTGCTGGAGGCGATAGCTGGCGCTGATTTAACTAAGCGTCAGTTCAAGGTGCTGCTGGCAGTTATCCGACTGACTTATGGCTGGAATAAACCCCATGACCGTATCTCAAATTCTCAGTTGAGTGAGATTGCAAAACTGCCGATTAAGCGCGTCAGTGAAACGCGCGTTCAACTGTTGAATATGCAGGTGTTGGTATCGGTAGGTCAGGCAATTGGGCCCAACAAAAATGTGTCTGAATGGGCCATCCCTCAAAACGAGGGAGAATCCCTCAATTTAGGGGATAAAAAATCCCTCAATTTAGGGGATGGTAATCCCTCAAAACAGGGGGACACCATAGACATTATTCCAAAGACAGTAAAAACAGATCCCCCTAAAGCCCCCAAGGGGGAATTTTCGGAGGAAGTTCTCACACAAGCAAAACAGGCCCTGGAGTATTACAACGAACTCACCGAAGGATCTTGCCGTTCTGCAGAACCATTCGCAGTGCTGCTGACAGAAACCAAGTCTCGCAGCGCATACACCCTGCAAGACCTGCAGTTGGTTTGTCGTTGGGTTATCCGCACCTGGAAGCCTCGGAACAACACTGTCGCTAAGCCAGCAAACATCTGCCGGGTAAATCGCTTTGACGGTTACCTGTCCGACGCAGAAGCCTGGCAGAAAACCTGCGTAGAAATCGACTGCCAAGCGGTGGTGGATATTTACAACGAAATTACAGCGGGCCGCATGGCGTCTGTAGAGCTCGACAGAGAGCGCGAAATTTCTATCCGTGAACTCACCACCCACCTAGCAACGAAGTCACCAGCGGGCTTTGGTGCGTATTTCTCGGCATTTCTTGAGGACGCCAGAGAGTTTTATTTCGGCGGGCCGACTGGGGAAGGCTGGCATGCAGATTTTGAATACCTGATGAAACCACAAACATTGCGAAAAGTGCGGGAGGGGACTCTGTGATCAATATCGATATCGAAGCGAGCGTTATCGGCGGCCTTCTGCTTAGCGGGCTGACAGCTGATGCGGCTGATGTACTCGCAACACTTGAACCTGAAGCGTTCTCGGTACCCCTGTACAGCGAAACGTTCAAAGAGATATCCCGACAGGCAAGTAATCGCGGGATGATTGATAGCCTGATGATTGCTGAAGCAATGGGCGAAAAACACTTTGCCGACATCATGGAGACGCAGTCGCGGAACCGTGGCCCATCCGTAGCTAACCTGAAGGGGTATGCACGTGTTGTAGGTGAATACTATCAGATCCGGCAGTTCACAAAGCTGATGGAGTCGAGTTATGACCTGATCGCTGGTGCACACAACCACGAAAAAGCGCTGGCTGGTATTCAGGAATTTTCGAGCAAGATTTTCTCGATTGCTAAACCTCACGATGAGCACCGTCCGGTTCATATTGATGAGCTGCTTGAGTCCTATGCAGAACTGCTTGAGCAACGAAATTCGAATGGTGAAGAGTCAGACACGCTGAAGACGGGGATCCCCGAGTTGGACGCTATTACTGGGGGCTTAAACCCTGTCGATTTGGTTGTTGTTGCTGCACGTCCAGGCATGGGAAAAACAGAATTCGCGCTGAAAGTCGCCGAAGGGGTAGCAACGACCAGCGTTCGCATTGGAAACGTGGAAATGCCGCGCGGCGTGCTGATATTCAGCATGGAAATGAGTGCGCACCAGGTGATCGAACGCCAGTTGGCAAACGCGTCAAACATGCCGGTCTCAGCATTGCGAAACCCCGCGTCGAAAATGGGAGACGAGGAGTGGGCCAGAGTCTCATCAGGGATTAACAGACTACAAGGCCTACAGGTTTGGATTGTTGATGCTTCAAAACTGACCATTGAGCAAATCAGAGCTATTGCAGAACGCCTTAAACGCGAACACCCGAACCTTTCACTGATCCTTGCTGATTACCTCGGATTAATCGAAAAGCCACGCGCAGAGCGCAACGACCTTGCAATAGCGTATATCTCCGGCGGGATGAAGCGCATGGCGAAAGACCTTAAAACGCCAGTGATGTCGCTCAGCCAATTGTCCCGCGATGTAGAAAAGCGCCCACAAGGTCAGCGTCGGCCAACGAACTCCGATCTTCGTGACAGCGGAAGCATTGAGCAAGACGCAGACAGCATCATCATGCTTTATCGCGAGGCGGTTTATCAGGAAGACAGTCCAGCCGCACCTTTTGCTGAAATTATCGTGACCAAAAACCGCTTTGGATCCCTTGGTACCGTTTACCAAGAATTTCGTCATGGCCATTTCATGCCTACCGATCAGGCGGCTGCCGCACAGATTTGCCGCGCCAAGCCACAGCAAAAGACAGAGAAACGCTATTCGAAGAGGGACGTCTGATGGATGACTTCTGCCTGCACGAAACGACCAAGACTCAGTTATGGCCGGTATTGAAAGAGCTGGTGGCTTCTGGCAAGCGCTACCGCGTCAGCATCGTTGAATGGCGGGAAAAGCGCACACCGAGTCAGAACGCACTGATGTGGAAATGGAACGGTGAAGTGGCAACGCAATTAACGCGCACAGGGAAAGGCAGGTTTAATCAGGACTATGTCCATGAATACCTGAAAGACCTGTATTGCCCACCAAAGCCGATCACCGTCATGGGTGAAACACGTTACGTAAAATCTACAAAACTGCTGGATACCGGGGAAATGACTCGCTACTTGGAGCAAATAGATATGTGGGCGCACAAGCGCGGGTTACGGCTAACCATCCCGGCACAGTGTGAGTATCGGCAATTGCAGGAGGCGCAGAACGCATGAGAGCGATTGTGAAATCTAACGTACAGCGCGATCTGGGCATCGCGATGATCAAGGCTGGTGGTGAGCTGCTCTCACACCTGACAGGCCGCGTGCTGGTATCAACACTGCCGGACGAGATGAAAGACCTCCCAGACGGAATTTTACCGAAGGTAGAGCATGAGATAGCGAACGACCCACGCCTGCAGCCATTCTTTCAGCATGAGCGGGTTATCAACGCTGCTGGTGGTATCAACTCGATGGAAGCCTGGGTAACGCGTTTCACCAAATGCCAATACGCCAGCGAAAGCCACTCGTCCAACCTGACCACGCGTCGTTATGGTCATGCTGCCATGCGTATCTGCTGGAGCTGTGACAACAGGACTGACGGGCATACATCGCCAAAGCTTGATGCAATAGCGAACGTTAACATGGCGCGCTGGGTTGTTGAAACCGCTAAATGGCGGCTCAAGTCAGAAGGGCAACTAACGATCCCTGAGCTTGTTTTGTGGGCAACCATTTCCGGCGTAGTTGATCTGATCCCCAATGAGATATCAGCGCAGCTCTTGGCGTTACCGAACCCGGTAAGGGTATCTGGAGCAAGGAAGGAATCCGAAATGGCTGTTGGGCCTGCACCTACAGAGATCCTGGCAAAGACCGCAATGAAAGTTTTCAAGGTTGACCCTGAGCCCCCGAAGGCTTTCATGCTGCGTCCAAAGCTGACACGTGTCGAAGACAGCAAATACACCCGTTGGGTTAAAACTCAGCCGTGCTGCGGATGCGGTGCTCGCGCTGACGATCCTCATCACATCATTGGTCACGGCCTGGGCGGCATGGGAACCAAGCCGAGCGACTACCTAACAATCCCACTATGCCGCACCTGCCACCGTAACCTGCATGACAACCCAACGGCGTGGGAAGCAGAGCATGGTAGCCAAACGGACTTGTTTGCGCAGTTCTTCGACTACTCGGTAGGCATAGGAGCTATAGCGTGAAGACATACAACATCGTTCCGATCCCGAAGCCGCGCCAAACGCAAAAAGACCGGTGGGCCAAGCGCCCGCCAGTTCTCCGCTATAGGGCATTCTGCGATGAGGTGAGATTACATCGCATATTGCTGCCTGAGAGCGGCTATCACGTGACTTTTGTATTACCCATGCCAGATAGCTGGAGCAAGAAGAAACGCGCTGAGATGGCCGGCAAGCCGCATCAGCAGAAGCCAGACAAAGACAACCTGGAAAAGGCTCTGTTGGATGCAATTTTTGAGGACGACTGCCGGATCTGGGACGGTCGAGTAACAAAGGTTTTGGGCGAAGTAGGCCAAATAATTATTGGAGAAATAGCATGAGAATAGAGCACGCACTTTTAGCTAGCAGCCCGAAATTTCCTTCGATTATGAGCATGGCACCGGAAACCAAACCTCAATCAAAATTGACGACTGATAAGGACGGCGTACAGCAGGAACGGCGTGTGGTTCGCGCATCACAATGCCATGCTGGCGGGCAAGGAGGCTATACCGATGTCATGGTAGCCCTGGGGATCACGCAGTCAAGGGAGGCTCAGGGGCTTAGTCTTCTCTATGCAAAATTTAATAAAGACAAATCAGAGAGAGAAAAAGCGATAGAGAGATTGGCGCAGCATGCGATTAAGCAGGCCCCAAAGCTGGTGGGAAAGGCCGCGGGTAGACAAATGGCACGATGCATGGTGCTGCTTTCGAAACTGGCAGTGGATGACTTCTGTAGAACGGCAGACGTTGAGCGGGCCAGGTGTAGATGTGGCGGTAGTGGAAAGGTATACGACATAGCGGGCGCAAAGGCAGGAGGAAAGGCCGTAGAAAAAACCTGCAGTAGATGCCACGGAACAGGATTGAAGCCAACCACGACAGCCCCAGCTTACAAAGTGGTGAAGGGATTAATACCAGGCCTGACCCAGCCGACATGGAGCAGGAATTGGCAGCGCTTCTATCAGATGTTGATCAGTAAGTGTTACCAGGACGCTGAGGCGGCTGAGGGTGTGCTGGGCAGAGTAACTTCAAATGTGCATAATTAAAAAAGATAGCGGCATGTTTTAAAATTTTATCAACCAACTCTTGCATTATTGAATAAAAATGGCTAGATTTACTCTTAATGATGGGATTTCAATGCCTACGGGCTGACAAATCACCCCGCCATATCAAAAGAACCCGCCTCCGAGCGGGTTTTCTCGTTTTCAGCCCCAGCCAACATCCGACACATACTTGGCATACCCCGTATCGCCGACTCGTTTACGGCTGGTGGCTGATCCTTTATTTCCCACAGCACAGCCCGATAACCGGGAGGTGGAGTCATGAAAATGCACCCAGACAATCCAAACCTGCCGTACTGGTGGTCGGCACTGCTCGGCTTCTTTTCGTTGCTGTCGCTGCAGGATTACATATTCATCATTGGCGCAGTGATATCAGCCTTCTTCACGATAAAAACTTACTACGCCAAGCGGAAAGAAGAGCGAGAGCGTTTGGCCGAGGAACGTCGGCGCACTCAAATTATGCAGGACTACTTACACGGCGTATCAGTTAAGCCAGAAGGGGAGCGTCCTGCAGCGGTGGAAGTGGTCGCGGAAGCAATGCGCAGGGCCGAGGGCTGATATGGCGATAAGCAAATCTAAACTCAGCGCCGCGATGCTGGCGTTGATAGCTGCAGGCGCCTCTGCTCCAGTGATGATGGCGCAGTTTCAGGAAGAGAAAGAAGGGCAGCGAAATATAGCGTATCAGGATGCTGGTGGTATCTGGACAATCTGCGGTGGAGTGACCACGGTGGACGGAAGGAAGGTGATTAAAGGCATGCGCTTGACTGCTGATCAATGCAAGCGAATTGATGCAGCCGAGCAGAAAAAGGCCCTAGCCTGGGTAGACCGCAACGTCAAGGTGACACTGACTGAGCCTCAGAAAGTCGGTATTGCCTCATTCTGTCCGTGGAACATTGGCCCCAGCAAATGCTTCACTTCGACGTTCTACAAAAAACTGAATGCCGGTGATCGACTGGGGGCCTGTACAGAGATGAAGCGCTGGATTTTTGATGGCGGTCGGGACTGTCGAATCCGGTCTAATAATTGTTTCGGGCAGGTTATACGCCGCGATCAGGAGTCGGAGCTGGCTTGCTGGGGGCTGGATAAATGAATCGATTAATGGTGGCGACAGTTGGTGCTCTGCTGATTATCTTCATTGTGCTGGCATGGTTGGCCTTTTATTTCCACGGTAGCGCTGTAACGGCTGGCGGGAAGGTTGAGCAGTTGCAAAGTGACAACAACCTGCAGGCAGTCACGATTGCTACCCAGGCGTTTCAGTTCCAGCGTGCCAACGGAATCAGCAACGCGGCGACCCAGTACGGCATCAAAACCGACGCGGACACCCAGGGGAAAGAAATTGAATACCGGACGATCCTCAAGAATCAGCCAACGTGCGATTTGGCTGTGCCTGCCGCTATTGCTGGTGGGCTGCTCGACTACACGCACCGTCTACGTTCCCGCGCAATGTCAGCCGATACCATCGTCGCTGACGCAACCGGTGCTGGCCCCGCTCCCTCCAGCACGCTGACTTACTGCCAGGCAGTGTTGTGGATTGGTCCGTTGCTGGCGGCGCTTGACAAAGCGAACAATCAACTACTGGCGATAAGGCAGCTTGATGAAGAGAGGCAGAAATGACAGATATGGATTTTGTACTGATGTGTCTCGGTCTCGGATTTGCATTTAGCGTGATATTTATTGGCAAACGTGGTGGTGGTTGCATGCGAAACCCTCCACCGCCAATCGGCTATGTGAGGCCAGCCCCTCCGCCATTCCCCTCACGACCATATAGTATCGAGAAGGGAGGGCGGAACCCGCCGCCACCAGATCATTACATTAAGCCAGCGCCAACCCCACCTCCGCCATGCGTAAGTCGGAAATGTAGACATGCCGGGATAATTCCACGGCAGAACCCGCCTGATGAGTCTGGAGGCTGCAATGATCTGTAATCTAGTTTGTGAGGTAAGAATACGGCGCTGGGCAATCCCAGTGCTGATTATTGCGCATTTAACCCGATGGGACTGGTTATTGATGAAATGCATCAGCATGCAGGTGAAAGCCGTCCCAGTAAAGAATTCCCCCGACAAGGAATGAGACAGTGAAGCCCTGCAGGAGGTGATTACGTCTTGCTGGCGGGTAAGCCGCAAGTGGCGAGGCAACCCCGCGAGGTGTGGCTGATGCTGCGGTTATTAAGGAAGCGGGAAAAAGTAGCGGATGAGATGAAGTGCGATGTAAGCGAAAGGTGTTAGCAGCGTGAATAGAGCAGTTGCAGCCCGATAAAAATCTGGTGGATAGTTCATAAAGCCTCCGTGGTTGGTTAGATCGTTTAGTTGCTATAAGGGCACCTATTCAAAGCTGAGCGACTGCTCCTCTATACAGAGGGTCATTGCTGAGCCTGTGATGCATCTATTGTGTCGGCTATTAGGCCTTCCATTAGTGAGTCGTAATTGCTGACATGTAGCTGGAGGCAGGCGTATCATCCTCTGAACCAGGAGGATTCCATGTCATACAATCTCGGCAATCTGCCCAAAGAAGAAATGGACAAGGTGAACGTTGACCTTGCCGCATCAGGCGTAGCGTACAAAGAGCGCATGAACCAGCCAGTGATAGCTGACCAGGTGGAGCGAGAGCAGCCTGAGCATTTGCGTGAATACTTCCGTGAGCGTGTGGCGCATTACCGAGAGGTGAGCAAGAGGCTACCTAACGGCTCCGCGCCGGTTTACCTGCAAATGGCAGAGGCTAACGGCAAGAAGTAACAGAACATCGATAATGACCCGCTACGGCGGGTTTTTTTATGCCCGCAAACTGGAGGCGATTTAATGTCAGAAACGAAGGAAATTACCCAAGCCCAGAGTATCCGCCTCAATATCTTGAGTCTGGTTGCCTACGACACAGCAGCGGCTGCTGACGCCATTAAGTTTGTGGCGGATGATCCATTCAGAGCTGATTTGTTTAAGAAGCAGTATGAGAGACCTGAACTGATGCACCTTGAGGTAATTTCCAGGGTGAGAAAGGCAATTCAGGAAAGCACAGAGGCCTTGCTGATTTTAAGCATCCCAGAAGTGTAAGCATCGCAGCAGCCATTCAGTGAGTGGCTGATTCAATGCTACTGACAACCAGCAGGAGAAAACCATGGCGAAGCAAGTACCGGATGAAAGCCATGAGCGGCGTCCATACCCGCCACTGCAATTCATAGAGTCACATCAACTGATGCCATACATCGGCCTTGTTCCAGCAAACGAAGTGAAAGAGTGGCTTATTAGCCAAATCCTGAGCGACACCGGCAGCCTGCACAATCCTGACCACTCTCACCTGTTGGATGCAGATATCCAGTTCATGTGGGCGTCATCTGCATTTGAGAAGAAAGGGCGGTACGTGCTCGGGCAGGCCGAAGAGGTAGCCATGCGCGCAGGTGGCTGGCAGAAGGCCAGAATGGAACAGCAGATGCATGAATGGTTCGGCGAGGTGCCAAAATTCATCATTACATTGGCTGCGGATTACTGCTCACAGTGTTCTGATGCTGAATTCTGCGCCCTTGTCGAGCATGAGCTCTACCATATCGCCCAGGCTACTGATGAATTCGGCGCACCGAAATTCAACAAAGAAGGCCAGCCGGTGCTGAAGCTGCGCGGCCACGATGTTGAAGAGTTTGTTGGAGTGGTGCGGCGTTACGGTGCAAGCGTGGAAGTTCAGGAACTGGTTGATGCGGCTAACAGGCCTGCGGAGGTGGCACAACTAAACATTGCCAGGGCGTGCGGTAACTGCATGTTGAGGCTGGCGTAAATATTGGACTGTATTGGACGGATGGTGATTTATGGCTGCATTAAAACCAGATGTAAAAGCCTTCATCATTCAGTCCCTTGCGTGCTTCGACACTCCTACGCTTGTGGTGGAGTCCGTCCAAAAAGAGTTTGGGCTAAAAATCACGCGTCAGCAGGTTGAATCTCACGACCCGACAAAGGTTAGCGGCAAGTCGCTGGCCAAGAAATGGGTAGACCTGTTCCACACGACGCGAGAACGATTCAAGACAGAAATTTCAGACATTCCAATCGCCAACAAGGCCTACCGGCTGCGCGTTCTTGATCGCATGGCAACGCGAACTGAAACTATGAAGAACTACGCATTGGCCGCTCAGATCGTCGAGCAGGCCGCGAAAGAGTGCGGCGACGCGTATACCAACAAGCAAAAGATTGAAACCAAGCACACCATCGCTGATGAGATGGCTGAGCTACTGAAGGAGATATCTTCTGAGGCGTGATTTATGGCTGATCTCAACAAGCAATTCAGCGAGCTGAAGAAGAACCTTAAAAATCGATTCTGGCGCCTGAACAACCTTTACTTCATTACCGACAAATCGGGGAAGAAGGTTAAGTTCAGGATGACCCCTGAGCAGCTCGAATACTTCGAAGGCGTACACACCAGGAACATAATCCTAAAGGCCAGACAGCTCGGCTTTACGACGCTGGTTTGTATTGTCCAACTCGATGCCGCGTTGTTCGAATCAGCCAAATGCGCGCTGATTGCCCACACCTTAAACGACGCAAAGCGCTTGTTTAGGGAAAAGGTCAAATATGCCTACGACAACCTGCCGGCGCTGATCAGAAAGGCGAACCCGGCAAAGAACGACGCAGTTGGTGAGCTTGTTTTCAATAATGGCGGCTCTCTCTACGTCAGCACGTCATTTCGTGGCGGCACGCTTCGTTACCTGCACGTTTCTGAGTTCGGCAAGATCTGCGCTAAGTACCCGGACAAAGCCCGTGAAATCGTCACTGGCGCCTTTGAGGCAGTATCGACAGATTGCTTTACAACTATCGAGAGTACAGCCGAGGGGCGTGCTGGGTATTTCTTCGACTATTGCCAGACGGCCGAGAAAGCACAGCTGCAGGGCAAAACGTTATCAAACCTCGACTGGAAATTTTTCTTCTTCACTTGGTGGAAGAATCCTCAGTACGCAATCGACCCGGTAGAAAGCATCCCAGATCGCCTGGTTGACTACTTCAGCGAACTGGAAGCTAAGCATGGAGTCGCGTTAAATGAACGCCAGAAGGCCTGGTATCTCGCCAAAGAGAAGACTCTTGGCGACGACATGAAACGTGAGTATCCGAGCATACCCGCTGAAGCCTTCCAACAGTCGGTAGAGGGTGCGTATTACGCCAAGCAGTTCCGCTGGCTGTATACCAACAAGCGGATCGGTTCACTTCCCGATAATTCTCATCTCCAGGTTCATACGTTCTGGGATATCGGTGTGGGTGACTCAACAGCTATCTGGTTCGTTCGTGAGGTTGGTGAAGAGTTTCATGTCATCGACTACTACGAGAACTCTGGCGAAGGTTTGAGGCACTACATGAAGGTGCTCAAAGACCGTGGCTATGAGTACGGCGAGCACTGGGGGCCACACGATATTGAAAACCGAGAGTTTGGCTCTGATGCTAAATCACGGAAGGAACTGGCGCGTGAGGGTTACGAAATCGACGGCCAGGTGTATTCGATGACATTCAAGGTTGTGCCGAAAGTTGGCGTTGATACCGGGATCGAGTCTGTCCGTGAAATCCTACCTAAATGCGTCTTTGACGATGAGAAGTGTGCTGAGGGTATATCTCACCTTGAGGGATACCGAAAAGAGTGGGATGACAAGCGCGGATGCTGGAAAGACAAACCTCTTCACGATCACACGTCGCACGGTTCTGATGGTTTCCGCTACTTTGCCGTAGCTAAGAACAACCACAAACAAGTTGGCGCCGTATTCTTCTAAGGAGCTCTCAGTGAGTGAACAAAATAGCGAGGTTGAATTCCTCGTCAATGCCCTCGCTGACGCAGTGGCGATAGGGCGCCAGCGTTCCTTGTACGCGGGACAGATGAATGGCAACACGAAGAGAACAAAACTGTGGGACGAGTTCGGCTACCCGGACAGCATAAGCTTCGATCTACTTTATCGCGCTTATCGCCGAAACTCCGCGGCTCATGCCGGCGTGCATAAAACGTTGGATAACTGCTGGAGTGACTATCCGACGATTATTGACGGCCCGCTGGCTGATAAGTCTACCGTCTCTACAGAATGGGAAAAAACGGTCACCAGGCTGCTGAAAAAACATTGGTCAAAAATCAAGGATGCCGATCGGCGCAACCTGGTTGGCCACTACTCTGCAATCATTCTACAGCTCAAAGATAGTAGGCTATGGTCAGAGCCTGTGGATACAGCGCTGGTGGCAAGAATTGGCGAAGATGCGTTGGTGAAGATGATCCCCGTTTGGGAATCGCAGATTAAGCCTGGCAACTATGATATCGACACCCTATCCCCAACTTACGGGCAGCCGGTGAACTACATCTTCAACGAGCAGCCTGTGGGTGATGACGGCACTTACGGCAATGTGAGAAGCGTTACGGTTCACCCCAGCAGGGTGATCACCCTCGCCGAAGGTTCAGAAGATGACAACATGTTGTCTGGCATCCCTCTTAACGAGGCTGGTTACAACGATTTGCTGGACATCGAAAAGACCAAGGGAGGAAGCGCCGAAGGGTTCCTGAAGAACGCGAGCCGCCAACTTGGTATTCATTTCGACGATAAAACCGACATGAAAACCATCGCGCAGCAGGCCAAGGATGCCGGCTATAAAGACCTTGGCGAGGCAATGAATGAAAAGATCAGAAAACTCAACCAGGGTACGGATTCTGCGCTGGTAACTCAGTCTGGGACATCATCTGTCCTTTCAGTTGTCGCCGCTGACCCTACACCGTCATGGACAGTATCGGCAAATAGCTATGCCTCAACCATCGGCTGCCCGTTCAATATCCTCTTTGGCAAGCAAACCGGGAATCTTGCTTCTACCGAAGACAGGAAGGAATGGGCTAAAAAAGGGAATGGGCGCCGTGGCGGGTGGCTATCCTGGCTGCTAACTGAGGTCATTCAGAGATGGTGTGACGTCGGCGTAGTATCGCAACCAACGAAAGGCGAGATCACTGTCGATTGGTCTGATTTGCTGGCGCCAGGTGATAGCGAGAAGCTCGAGAACATGAGCAAGATGGCAGATGTTGCCTACAAAACCCAGCAAGCGTTCGGCGCGTCTGCTGTTGAACCAAACGAGGTGCGTGCTGCCGGCGAACTGGAGCCAATCGAGGAACCTAGACAGCCAGACCCGACAAAAAAGCAGGTCGGTAAGGATCCGCTGAATGATGACAACGCTGAGGCCTAAAGCCGGGACACCGATAATACCGCGCAATAAAGCAGACCCCACCCAATCATATCGGCAAGTTAACAAAATGTTCCGGGATATCGAGAACCGATATCTGGGCATCAAAAAAACGCTTCGGCAACTTTTCGACCAGCGATTAACTGGTCGGGTGCTGGTAGGTAACTCTCAGCGATCGCATGTTCTTTCAGGTGACACCCTATATCAGGTTAACGCCGGTACG